ATCAGCCCACCATATAGGTGATGCAAAATATTGTTCTAATTGTAATTGTTTTGGAAAAGATAATATCTTTTGTTTTTGTTTTTTAGTTTTTTTCTTTTTCATATTCTCCTTTATTTAAAAAGCTTGTAAGTTAAATGAAATAGCATATTTAGATTTTTTTAAAATATTTTTTTCAGTTTTATGTTTTAAAAAACTAGAAAAAATTAAAAATTTATTTTTTTCTGGTTTAATGCTCATGTTTATTTCAGGAAAATGTAATTCTTGTTCATGGTCTTCAAAATAAATTATACCTGATAAATATCCAGGAATGTGATCATGCTCAGCTGTAAAATCATTAAAATTTTCCTTAACACCCCAAGAACTATGTAGGCCACATCTAGATATTTTTTTAAAAGATTTTATAAATTTTATAATTGGTGACAGTAAATTTAAAAATTCATTGTTATCATTAAAATAAGTCCAATTAGTCATTAAACCTTTTACATTAGTTTTATAATTTTTATTGTTATCTTGAACTACACCTTTATCTATTTCTTCTTTAAAATACTTAAAATCAATTTTTGGAAATGATCCTTGAATAAAAACGTAATCAACAGGTACTTTGCCATAATTTGTTTCTTGAATATTCATTTAAATGGCCACCCTAAATTCCAGATCACCAAACTGTTACGTTCTCCACTTTTAACTGGACACACTCTATGCCACACAAATGAAGGAAATACAACTAAAGATCCTTTAGGTAATATCTCTTTACATTTTACAGGCTTTCTTTTTTTATCAGGATCTAGATTTCTAAAATCAAATTCTAGCTCACCACCTTTATAATCTTTTGGATCTGATAAAGTTACTGTTACTGATAATTTTCTAATCTTACCGTGTGATGGATCGTTAGGTTGTTGTCTTATATATGGTCTATCCCAACTATCACAATGCCAATCATAGTATTGACCTTTTTTATATTTTGTAAATTGACAAGACTCAGAAAAATCCCATTGAAAATTCCAACCTGCATTTGCATTTGCTTGATGCACATAAGGTTGTATTTCTTTGTAAATCCATCTATCGTTCATCCAAACAATATCTGAATTTCTTTTTGTTTTTAAATCTTTTATTTGTTTTTGATTTAATTTTTTGCCATCACCATAACCACCAGTGACTGCCATTTGATCTCTTAACTGATGACCATATTTTACAATGTCATCACATATACGAGAAGGTATAGCTGATTGAAAATACCAATAATAGTTTGTAAGATTCATATGTCTTTATGAACTTAATATAACATGTATTAAGAAATAGTCAACGTACCAGAACCTGTGAACTTACCTATCTTATCACCACCTGGGTGAGTTGATGCTGTAAACGCTGCACAAGGACTACCTGTGAAAGTTACTGCACTTGGTCCTCTAACAATTACAATACCCGAACCACCATTAGCAGGTCCTCCACCACCTCCACCTCCAGTGTTAGCTGTTCCTGCAGTAGCACCAACATTACCACATCCACCTGGTGATTGACAATATCTACCACCAGTTCCACCACCACCAGCACCTCCAGACGCATTTCCAGGGTGAGCTTGCACTCCCCCTCCTCCTCCACCAGCATAAGAAGTATCTGGTCCTAAAATCGTATTTGGTGCACCTGCTCCTCCTGCTCCAGCATTACTGGATGTTGCATTAGAACCACAAGCGGTTGCTCCACCACCTCCACCTGAACGTCTTCTATCAGGCGGGTGATTACCTACACCTCCAGTTTTACCTTGAGGTGGATCTGTTGGAGGAGTATTACCAGCTCCAGCTGTTCCAGTTGTGCCAACTCCACAAGGAGAAGCTCCACCTCCAGAACCTCCTGCACTACCGTCACTTGGACTACCAGAGGCATTTCCTCCTTTACCACCACCAGCTGCTGTTATTGTTGATAAAGTTGAAACGTTTCCGTTATTAGTTCCAGTTCCACCTGCACCAACTGTTATTGTATAATCTCCTGGCGGTAATTGTAATGCTGATCCTTGTAATGGACTAGGCCCATACCCAGAAGCTCTATATCCTCCAGCTCCTCCACCACCACCTATATTCCCACCACCACCTCCACCACCAACTACTAAATAATCTATTTCATAAAAAAAGTTTGGCCATGTTCCCTGTTGCTTGGCTTGAAATTGACTTTGCATTGACCACACACCACTTGCTTTACTTAATTCTTTAAATCCAACTACACCACTTCCACCATGTCCAGAAGGTCTAGTTGTACCTGATGTTGAAACATTGGAACCACCTCCACCTCCTGTGTTAGCAGTACCGTTACCACATGGTCTACCAGCGTTGTTAGAATCTCCACCTCCTCCATTTCCACCAGTTGCTAAACTTGGAGCAGGAAAAGTTCCCCATACTCCACCAGCTCCTCCACCAGAAACAAATCCAGATTCTCCTATTGTAGAATCTATATAAGGTGAAACATCTATTCCAACACCACCATTTCCACCTGTGCCTGCACATCCATCTGCACCAGCAGCACCAGCTCCACCTCCACCACCACCAGCAAAACCTATAGGTCCCCATTGAGGGTGTTGAGGTCCAGCGCTTGGATTATAATCTCCATCTCCTCCAGCATTTCCTTGACATGCTGTTCCACTTCCTCCAGTGCCCGCAGGACCACATCTTGGTCCTATTCCAGGTCCTGCTGGTATTCTTCCACCATATCCACCACCTCCTGAACCACCAGGTTCTCCATTTACGGCACAATTACAATTACCTCCACCGCCACCACCTGAAGCAGTGTACGTTGTACCTGAAATAGTTGTTGAAGTATTACCTCCAGTGCCTGGAGGTCCACCAATTCCTCCACCTCCAGCTCCAATAGTAACAGGTATAGTTGCTCCTGCTGATGTAGATAAATTTTCTTTAACAATATATCCACCAGCTCCACCGCCACCTCCACCAGCCATTCCAGGTGGGTTTTGTTGAGAGAGACCAGCAGATCCTCCTCCAGCTACAATAACAGCGTTAACAATAGTTGTGCCTGATTGAAGTGTTACACAACCTGATGATGTTTTATTTGTGACAGTGCATTTTCCAAAAGAAGTAGGATTCTTTTTTCCAATTACACCACCGTTTGTTGAGCCAGATTTGTTTCTTGGCATTTGAGTCTCCTATTCGGACACCCAAGCTGTGCCATTCCAATTATATTTGGTAGGTGTTTCCGATGTATCGTTTGATTTAATTGCTTCCCAACCTTTAGTGTTGTCAGCTTGATATTTTGTATCGTTCCAAGAAATCATGTAATACCATTCGGGTGTTTCTTGACCATCATTAGTAATAGATGGATATGTAATTGGTGCTTGCCAATCATCATTTGAATCTAACGACCAAGATGCGTAAGGTTGTGGTGCTAAAAATTTATCTTTTGATGAATTGTAAACGTATCCAATACCTGCGTATTGTTTTCTAAAATTATTATTGTAAGAAGTTTGTTTCCAGCTTCCACCTTTGAAGAAATTTGAACACCATGTTTCTCCATCAACATGTTTATCATTATCTCCTAAAGTTCCACCGTTTGCAGGGATATCATTTCCCACAACAACAACTCTTTCTACAACTTGATGTGTGTCAGAAGTGAAACCAGTTGGGTCTACTTTTGATTTTAGTTCTGCGAAATGTGCCATATTTTTACTCCTTAGTGTTTTTATTTTATTTTAAAATTAACTTATTGTCAACGTTCCAGATACAGTAAATCTAGCTACTTTATCATTTGCTGGCCCTACGCAAGAAGATATAGTATTTGTTCCTGGTGCAACGCTTGCGCTTGTTGATCCTGGAAATCTTACTACTACAACACCAGTTCCACCATTTGCTCCAGCTACTTGAGGTCCATTATCTCCACCACCACCTCCACCACCAGTGCTCGCTACACCTGCTCCTGCTGCCGAAGCAGGATCACCACCAGAACCAGCTCCACCTGAACAACTTCCACCAGCTCCACCTGAACCATTAGGTGCAGAACCTCCACCTCCACCACCAGCATATTTAACATCTGAACCTGTGATAGTATTTGGTACACTAGATCCACCAGCTCCAGCAGCTCCAGGAGGAAAACCTGATCCGTTTCCACCAGCACCGCCAGCTCCACCTCCACCAGCACCCGCAGCTGGATTAGTTGAGCTACCACCAGGATTACCTTGAGGTGGACTTACAGGAGGTGTATTTCCTGAACCTTTTGAAGACCCAGGACCATCACCACCTTCACCACCACCAGAACCTCCATTACCTCCATTATGTTCTCCAGGTCTACCACCACCTTCACCACCACCAGCTCCTGCAATTCCAAAAAAACTACTATCACTACCAGCAGTTCCACGTTTTGGACTAGTGCCAGGAGGTGCTCCTGATCCTGCACCACCTACTGTTATAGAATAAGTTCCTGTTCCTAAAGTTAATGAAGACGCTTGAAGTGGACTTGGACCGTAACCTGATGCACGATATCCACCTGCACCTCCGCCACCACCTGAGTTTCTACCTCCACCTCCACCACCACCAACAATTAAATAATCTGCACTAACACCAGCTCCTGAATCTAATATATTTAAAGTTCCTGATGCTATAAATTTTGCTACAATGTCACCATTAGGTGCTTGAGATACTTCGTTATAATTTGGACTTGATCCTGGTTGTTGACCACCTGGATTATTAACACTAAATATTACTCCTGCCGTTGATGGCGCTCTCGCAACCACGATACCTGAACCACCTGCTCCTGAACTGACTGGACCAAAAGGTGCATTAGTAAAACCTGAACCACCTCCACCACCACCAGTGTTTGCACATCCTGATGTTCCATTTCCATTTGGAGATCCTGCTCCACCACCACCTGCTCCACCTGAACCACCTGCTCCACTAGGGTATCCTGGTGTTCCTCTACCTCCACCGCCACCACCACCAGCGTATGTTGTTGCTGATCCTAAAATTGCGTTAGGTGCTCCTGCACCTCCATTAGCACCTTGATTAGCTGTTGGCGGTCCTGCAGTTCCTGCAGCGGTTGCTCCACCACCTCCTCCACCACCACTTGGTGAATTTGATCTTCCTCCATCGTTACCTTGTGATGGATCTGTTGAGGGTGTATTTCCTGAACCTCCAAGAGCTCCATCTGTTCCACCACCACCTGAACCACCATCTCTTCCAGCTTTTGCTGGTGGACCATTACTACCTCCACCACCTCCACCTGCAGATGTAATTGTAGAAAGAGTTGAAACATTACCATCATTACCTTGAGCTTGATTATCTGTTGGAGATATTCCACCTGCCTCACTATCCACAGCTGCTCCACCACCTCCAACTGTTACTGTATAACTTCCTAAACTTAATTCTAATGCTGATCCTTGTAATGGACTTGGTCCGTAACCTGATGCACGATAACCTCCTGCACCGCCACCCCCAGCGTTTATAGATCCACCAGATCCACCACCAGCGACTACTAAGTAATCTATTGATGCTGTACGTTTAGGCCATGTGCCATCTTCTATTGCATCAAGTTGATCTGCTAATGAGAAAACTCCTGATGCTTTATCTAATTCTTTTACGACTACAATTCCTTTACCACCAGAACCTCCTGCGTTTGCTCCAGGTGCTCCAGTTCCTCCACCGCCACCGCCAGTGTTTTCTGTTCCTGCTTCACCATTACCAGGTCCAGGA